GGTGGTAGTAATATGTTTGATATTCGTTATCAATTACGATTAAATGACCTGTTTGATTTTTCTTCAACTTCTGTTATTCAATACGAATTGACAATGCAGAATTTAGATTTTCTAGAACACATTCTTGTAGGCGAAACCCCTATCCGTTTTAATCAACATCAGAATCGTCTTTATGTTGATATGGATTGGCAAAATGATGTAACTGCTGATGTAGATTTTATGGTTATTGAATGTTATCGACAACTTGACCCAGATTCATTCACAGACATCTATGATGACATTTATTTAAAAAGATACGCAACCGCACTTATCAAAAGACAGTGGGGTGCAAACTTATCTAAGTTCTCAGGAGTTGCAATGTTGGGTGGGGTTACTATGAATGGTGAAACTATATTTAGCCAAGCAACAGAGGAACTAGAAAAATTAGAAGAACAGATTCAATTAGCATTTGAATTACCAATCAACTATATGATAGGATAACCAATGGCTGTTAATTCTTTTTTTCACACAAGTAATATTGCCGCAATAGCAACAGAACAATCTCTTTATAGTAATCTTATAAAAGAAGCAATACAGATTTATGGCCATGATGTTTATTATCTTGACCGTACATTAGTTGCAGAAGATACTATACTAGGAGAAGATTCTCTTTCTAAGTTTACACAACAACACCCTATAGAAATGTACATTGAAGATTCTGAGGGTGGGTTTGCTGGTGAAAAAGAAATAATGAGTCAGTTTGGTTTAGAAAATTTAAGCGAAGTTACTTTCGTTGTTAACAAAATAAGATTTCAAGAACTAGACAGACAGATGCAAATAGAAACCGCAACAGATACAACTGGCGGTTCTATATTATTAGAAGAAGCAACAATAGATCAGTCAGGCAATTCAACTACTCTGTCAACTGCATCAGGCGATTCTAATTTTTACATTATACAAGATACATCTGCGACAGATGCAGATAGACCAAACGAAGGCGATGTAGTATATCATCCTGTACTTGATAAGATGTTTCAAGTTAATTTTGTAGACCACGATGAGCCATTTTATCAACTGGACAACAATCCAGTTTATAAATTGAGATGTCGTCTATATGATTATAGTTCAGAAATTATTGATACAGGTATTGCAGACATTGATGCGATTGAAGATGAATTAAGTGTTGACAGACTTCTGTTCCAATTTACTTTGGAAGAAGGTACTAGTGTTGGTGAATCATTAACTGTAGATAATAATTTTTATACAGTTGATAACACTAATGTTACTTCCGATAGTACGATAGTTAGTACAGACCCACGATCTTTTGGAGAGAGTATTATGCTTGAAAATTCAGCGGATAGTGGCGACACAAATTACTTATTACAAGAAGATGCTAAATCTGTTGGAGATTATTCATCAGATAAAACTGCACAAAATGAATTGTTCAGCGCACAAAGCGCAACAGTTTTGGATTTCAGTGAATCTAATCCATTTGGTGATCCTAAATGATTATAAATAGTATTAGGAGAACGTAATGGCAAATCAAACACTTGGATTAGGTAGCGCTGCAAATGATGGAACAGGAGATACCTTACGAGCAGCACTCGATAAAGTTAACGATAACTTTTTAGAGATTTATACTTTAATCGGAGACACATCGGCTTTAACTAGCGGCATCAGTGCAACCGCATCAGTAGTAACTTTAACTGCTCCAACAATTACAGGTGTGGTTGGTGGAACGCAAACTTCGGCAACGATTACAACTCTTGCTACTACAACAGTAAACGGAACTACTCTTAATGGTGGAACTCTTGCATTAGCTGCTGGTTCTATTACAGATAGTTCTGGTGCAATTTCTTTCGGTAATGAAAATCTAACAACAACAGGAACAATCACTGGCCTTCTTGCTACAGCAGCACAAACCAACGTAACATCTCTTGGTACATTAACCGCACTTCAAATAGATAATCTTAATCTTAATGGTAATACATTAAGTACAACTGCTGGTACTGACTTAAATATTACACCAGTGTCAGGACAACAGATTGTCCTTGACGGTGCGATTATAATTGATGCTGGAGTAGTTACTGGTGCAACAAGCATCACATCAACAGCATTTGTTGGTGATATAACTGGCGATGTGACAGGTAATGCAGATACAGCAACTACACTTGCAACTGCCAGAACTATTGGTGGAACAAGTTTTAATGGTTCTGCAAATATCGCAGTAGCACTTTCTGCAACTGCTACAGCTCTTGCGACTGCAAGAACTATTGGTGGAACTAGTTTTGATGGTTCTGCAAATATCGCAGTTGCATTAGCATCTGTTGGTACTGCTGTTACAGTAGCAGACGAATCATCTGACACAACTTGTTTCCCATTATTTACAACAGCTGCAACAGGAGATTTACCACCTAAGAGTGGTACTAATTTAACTTTTAACAGTAGTAGTGGATTGTTGACTGCAACATTATTTGCTGGTGCTTTAACAGGAAACGTGACAGGTAATGCTTCTGGTACAGCCGCAACTGTTACTGGTGCGGCTCAAACTGCTATTACTTCAGTAGGAACTCTTACTGCATTACAAGTAGATAATCTTAATATCAATGGTAATACATTAAGTTCAACCGCTGGAACTGACTTGTTAATTACACCACTAGGTGGACAACAAATTGTTCTTGACGGCGCGATTATAATTGATGCTGGAGTGGTTACTGGTGCAACAAGTATTACATCAACTGCATTTGTAGGTGCTTTAACTGGAAACGTAACAGGTAACGCATCTGGTACAGCCGCAACTGTTACAGGTGCAGCTCAAACAAATATTACTTCAGTAGGAACTCTTACTGCACTTCAAATAGACAATCTTAATCTTAATGGTAATACGTTAAGTTCTACTGCTGGTACTGATTTATTAATTACACCTCTTAGTGGTCAACAGATTGTACTTGACGGTGCGATTATAATTGACGCTGGTGTGGTTACTGGCGCAACTAGTGTCACATCAACTGCATTTGTTGGTGATATAACTGGTGATGTTACAGGTACAGCTGATATTGCTACTGCCGTTACTGTTGCAGATGAGTCGAGTGATACTACTTGTTTCCCATTATTTGCAACTGCCGCAACTGGAGACTTACCTCCAAAGAGTGGTACTAACCTAACCTTTAATAGTAGTAGTGGTTTATTAACTGCAACAGGATTAGCTGCTGCTACTGTTGGTGCCAGTGGTCTTTCTAGTTTAGATGGTGGTATTAACACTAATGATGACTTTACTGTTGACGCAGATGGTAATGTTGTTGGTGTTGCAGCTACATTCTCTGGACTAACAAATTTAACTGGTTCTTTCAGCCAAGCAATACACACTTTTGTAGCAACTGATGCTATTACTTCAGCAGAACACGCTGGTAGAGTTTTGTTACTAGGCGAAGTTGGTGGTAACGCAGATGTTGTATTAACTCTTCCAGACGCAACTGGAACAGGACACGTATATAAATTTATCGTAACTGTTACTATGGGATCAAACACATACAAGATACAATGTCCAGATGCTGATAACGTAATTAATGGTACTATTAAAAATATGGATTTAGATGGCACTGCACAAACAATATTCGGAACTGCCTCTACCTCTGATACAATTACATTAAACGGCGGTACACAAGGTGGACAGGTTAGTGATACACTTACATTAATTGATATAGCCGCTAATTTATGGCACGTAGAGGGTCAGATGCGTACACCTACTGGTGCAAACCCAGCAACACCATTTAGTGCCGCAGTTAGTTAATAATTAATAAGGAGTATTCGTAATGTTAGGTCAACAATTTTATCATGAAAGCATAAGAAAAGTTATTATTGCTTTTGGGACAACTTTTAATAATATCCAACTTGTTCGTAAGGACAATGATGGTAACATAAAACAATCAATGAAGGTTCCTCTTGCTTACGGGCCGAGACAGAAATGGCTTACTCGTTTAAATGAAGATGCTGACCTATCAAAGACAGTTGCTATTACTCTACCTCGTATTGGTTTTGAGATACAAAACCTACAGTATGACCCTAATAGAAAACTGAATAGAGTTCAGAAATTTAAAAAAGTTAAAAGTGCAAAAGATGATCGTCTTGATTCTCAGTATATGCCTGTTCCTTATAATTTAAATTTACAGTTATATGTTATGGCAAAAGAATCTGATGACTCTTTACAAATTATTGAACAGATTCTTCCATACTTTCAACCAGACTATACTCTTACAATTAATGATATGGCTGATATGGGAATTAAAAGAGATGTTCCTATTGTATTGAATAGTATAGGATATGAAGATAATTATCAAGGAGATTTTGAAACACGCCGTGCATTGATTTATACTTTAGATTTTACTGCAAAGTTTTATCTTTATGGGCCTGTCACTTCTCAAGCTGTTATCAAAACAGTACAGGTTGACCAGTATACTGATCTTCAAGATACTGCTCCTAAAAGAGAACAGAGATACACAGTTACACCAAATCCTACTAATGCTGATGCAGATGATGATTTTGGTTTTAATGAAACAACTTCTTTCTTTGAAGATGCAAAGAATTTTGATCCAGTAACAGGTACAGACAAGTAGAAAATATAATGGTTGATCCCCTAAAAGAATTGAATAAAGCTCTTGGGGTTGCTAGTAATGTTCAGACATTACAAAAGGAACCTTGGAACTCTAAAGAATATACTGAAGTTTTACCAGCCGTAGTTGAAAACAACACTGAAGAATATGATGATATTGAAAAAGATTATCGTCTTCAAAGAGATACTTTTCATACTTTGGTAGAGAA